ATATTGCCAAAAACAGATAATGCCCTTTGCCCTGAATTCAGCCTGCTTCATGCACATCCATTGTACGCAGAGTTTCATCTTTGACTGCTTTACGAATCCGTCTATCAGCCAAAAATCATTTTTATGGCGTCCCCAAATCTTACATGCGTTAAAGTCACTTGTATCTGTCCCGGCATACGCAATGTCCCAATGTGCCACGATCGCATTCATCGTGTGAAGGTCAGGGAGCTTTCCCCACTTCACCATTTCGGGCTTGAATATTTTACCCTTGACAAGCGGTACGTGGTTATATTCCGCATGTGCCGCGAGAATGCCCATGTCTTTTTCCTGCTGACGATAGAACTGGGCGGAATACATCGATTTCCACGCTGGTTCATACGTTACCGGATCATAAGCCTTCACCAGATGCCAGTCCCAGTCGGGATGCCGTTGTTTGAGAATCGTCTGTACCATCCGGGATGCAAAACGGTTGTTAGCACCTATCAGACGTCTGCGCTTTCCCGTCATGGTTGCCAGCACGTCCGCTTCGATCCAGTCCGCATAATCATCCTGCATCCGGTTGTTTTTGATGGTCTGCGGTGTCTCCAAGTCGTCAATTATCCACAGGTCAGGACGATGTGCGCCTTTACGAAGCCCGCGAACCTTCTGCTTCGCACCGAACGCCTTGCAAATAAAGCCGTTCATCGTTACGAAGTTTCCCTTTTCCCAATATCCCGGATTATACTGCTCGCCAAAGTCGTGTTTCAAAAGTTCGTTTGCCTCGAATTCCGCACGTAAATCTTCCAGCAGGTCACAAGCGCGGTCAAATGTGTCGGAAACGATACACATATAATGCGTCTCACCGTTAATCCATAACCATAGGGGAATGATCACATCGTTCCATACCGATTTTGCAAGTCCGCGTCCCCATTCGGCATATCCTTTATAAATTGGATCGTTCATCACCCTATTGGCATGAGCGATCTGAAAGTCCGCACAGTCTGCGGTCGCATAATGGGGAAGATAGGTTTCGACAAGATACTTGACATCCCGCTTCGCACGCTGTATGCGGTTCATCCGAACTGTCAGCGATTCGTCCGGATCAATCAGGTTGCCCGTGCACCGCGCACGTTTTAACTTCTCCTGATACTCCTTGAGGGCTTTGCTATCTTCGACTTTCATTATCCCAACATTTTTGCGGCTTCATAAAGGTGGTTCTCCTGAAAGTCCAGTGTTTTAAAATAAAGGTCTGCATCGTACACCTTCATCGCATCGAATATCCGGCTCATGACATCAATGTAAATAGCGAGCGTAATCCGGTTCTTTTTGTCCACCTCTTTGAGCTGGTTTCCCCATTGCGCCACACTGTTGTCAAGCGTAGCCGCCTGTTTCCGTAGTTCGAGCACCTTGTCGCTGTCACCTTCCGCAATGGCTTCGTCAATCATGCGCAGCAGCTCCAGTTTTTGGTCTGCAAGAATGTTGATAATCTGTTTCAGGTTGTCACCCTGCTTTTGCGATGAAATAACAGATGCCTGACGCTCTTTTTTCCAAAGTGCGTCATTCTCATTAATCCAGCTTGAAACAGACCTTTCCGACACGTTTATTCGTGTGGAAATCTCCTTGCACGTCATTCCTTCACGTACATAAAGGTCGTGCGCTTCCTTCTTCAATTTACGGTAGTATTCTTTGCTTGGCATATCGCTTCCTTTCGTTTACGCAGCAAAGGTCATATTTCATCATCACCTGTGGAAAACGGCTTTTCATGTTGGAACGTATTCTTTCCAAGTTGGAAAAAATACGTCCTTGTTAACACTGTTTTTTTTCCAAGATGAAAACGCTTTTTCCGTACCCGCCTTTCCTTTTCCAATTTTGCAGCATGAAATTTTAAATATCGCGAAAATGAATCTGACTGCAACAGCGGAAAACGGACGTGCCCGGATTGAACTCAAAGGCACAATATCAAAATGGAGGGAGACGGAAGCGGAATTCACTTCCAAAATTGAGCAACTGATAAGATCAGGAATCAAGGATGTGCATATCTATATCAACTCTCCCGGTGGCGAATGCTTCGAAGCCAACGAGATCGTGAACGTGATCAAGAAGTTTCCCGGCAAAATTACGGGTGAAGGCGGTGCGCTGGTAGCCAGTGCGGCAACCTACATCGCTATCAACTGCACATCGTTCTCCATGCCTGCCAACGGGCTTTTCATGATCCATCAGGTCAGCGGAGGGGCATGCGGGAGAGTCGCTGATATTGAATCGGCTTTGGAGGTCATGCGTNGTGCGGCAACCTACATCGCTATCAATTGCACATCGTTCTCCATGCCTGCCAACGGACTTTTCATGATCCATCAGGTCAGCGGAGGGGCATGCGGGAGAGTCGCTGATATTGAATCGGCTTTGGAGGTCATGCGCAAACTGAATGAGCACTATCTGAATGCCTTCCTGTCAAAGTGCACGGACAAGAAGAAAATCCGGGACGCCTGGGAGAAGGGCGACTACTGGATGAGCGCGCAGGAAGCGAAGGAAAACGGCTTTGTGACGGAAGTTACAGGCAAGGCAAAAGTCGATAAGGCTATGGCACAAATGATTACCAACTGCGGTTACACAGGTGAAATTGAGATTACTGACTCTATTAATAACGAAAAATCAAAAAATGACATGGATTTAACAATGTTGACTACCCGCTTCGGAATGGACGCAAGTACCACGGAAGCACAATTCATCGCACAGGTAGACGTGTGGAAGCGTAAGGCAGACCGCGTCGACATGCTCGAAAGACAGGAGGAGGCACGCAAGGAACAGGAAATCGAAAACATCCTGAACAGTGCGATCAAGGAAAAAAGAATCACAGCCGACGTTCGTGACGACTGGAAGGCGAACCTGACCAGCAATTTCGATACCGCAAAGAAGCTGCTCGACGCTATCAAGCCTGTGGAAATGCCGGAAGTTCATGCTCCCAGTCTGACGGATACCACAAACAAAAAGTTCGAAGACCTTCAAAACGATCCGGAGGCTTTGAAAAATATCATGGAGAAGAATCCGGCTGAATACGAACGTCTTTTGAATGACTACATAAAGCGTAACGGAAAATAAAATACTAACCATTTAAAAAAAAGAATATGGCACAACCAGTAGACGGTCTTTATTTGAACAAGTACGTCGATCCCCAACTGTTGATCGAACGTCGCAATTACAGGGCGGACTTCATGCAGGTCTTAGGCTCTGTTCCTGCCGGAGCTTTGGCTGCGGACGGTGTACGCAGAAACAAACTGATTAACAATGTCGGTTTTCGCGTAAACAACACGGAAGATTTCGAGCCGAAGCAAATGACCGGAAAGAATTATATCGTACCGTGGGAAATCTACGATACGGAACCCAGTTCCTGTACGGATGACGAAATCCGTTATCTCGCTTTTGACAAGCGCGCTGCTATCCGTGTGAAGCACAATGAAGCCTTTCAGGTCGGTATCCGCAACCATGTGCTGCACAAACTGGCTCCGGAGGATGATTCAAACGAAGAAATGCCTGTTATCCGGACAACGGGTGAGAAAGATATTAATGGTCGTTTGAGACTGTCTTATAAGGATCTGGTCGATTTTGCAACGCTCGCAAAGACGTGGAACCTTCCCGTTACCGATGCCCTGTACATGGTGCTTTCCCCCCTGCACATGGGTGACTTGTTGCTGGATAAGGATGCGTCCAAGTACTTCTATGACCGTACTTTCTACCTTGATCCGGCAACCGGAAAACCGAAAGGCTTCATGGGTATCAAGTTCTTTGAGAATAACGACTGCCCGTTCTATAATGCGGAAACAGCCAAGAAGGTGGCGGAAGGCACAAAACCGTCTGCCGAAACGGACTTTCAGGCAAGCACGTTCTTCTATGCTCCGAATACGTATTACCACATCGAATCCGTGAAATCCCTGTATCGTCCGGAAACGACCGATACACGCAGCAAGAGTCCTACATCCGAATATCGTACCCAAACCTACGGTATTGTAGACCGTATTGAAGATTTCGGTGTTGGTGCAATTTTATCAGGTAAATCCGTATAACGAATTATTTTATGGGAAATTTTACAGGAGTAATCATCAACAAAGTTAATGGCGGGCTGGTACGGGATACCGATACCAGTGACCGCATCATCTTGCTCGTGGTCGGTGGATCGGAGATCGGAAAACTTGAATATTACAAGCCGGAAAACCTCAACGACATTACCGATTTGGAAGCACTTGGTTGGGATGATACCATTGATCTTGAAAACAAGGAACTGGTGCATTACCATACCAGCGAAGTCTTCCGCCTGTCTCCGGAACGTTCGCTGTATCTTATGCTGGTTCCGAAGTCTGAAAAAGTGTCAAGCCTGCTGACGAAGGAAGATTTCGTCAATGCGGTACGTACCATCAACGGAGTAAACACCATCGGTATCTGCTCACTGACTGCGGACGAAACAATCACAGTAGCCGNAAAAAGTGTCAAGCCTGCTGACGAAAGAAGATTTCGTCAATGCGGTACGTACCATCAACGGAGTAAACACCATTGGTATCTGCTCACTGACTGCGGACGAAACAATCACTGTAGCCATACAAGAGGCACAGAAGATGGTCAATAAATTCAGGGAAGACCACCTGTATATCGATGCGGTAATATTGGAAGGTGTCGGAAAGTATATCAATGCCATTGCCGATGCTGTCGACCTCCGGAAGTTGGATGCTGAAAACGTCTCTGTCGTGATTGCACAAGACCCGGCACGGGCGGCAAAGGATGAAGCATACCGGACACACGCTGCCGTAGGAAGCGCACTCGGAATGCTGTCTGTCCGCTATGTACATGAAAATATGGGCAGTGTTGATATTGAAAACCACCCACGGACGGCAAAGGGGACAAAGGACTATCCATTGACTGACAAACTGAACGGGCTTTGGCTGGATGCAGCCTTGAGCAATGGCAAACCCTTCTCACAGTTGAGCGTATCCGACCAGAAAAAACTGACTGACCAAGGGTATATCTTCGTCGGCAGCTTTCAAGGGTATGCCGGATTCTTTTTCAGCAATTCATGTACGTGTACGGAAGCGGACAGCGACTATGCATATATTGAATATAACGCTGTTTGGAACAAGGCGGCACGTATTATCCGCAATACCTTGTTACCGCGTGTGAGAAGTAAGGTGAAAGCTGACCCGTCAACCGGATATATCAGTAATACCACGATCAGCAGTTGGGACGCGCTTGTCAAATCCGCACTGGAAACTATGGTAACTTCGGAGGATATTGCAGACTTCGACATTTATATCAATCCCAAACAGATGGCTGTCAGCGACAAGCCTTTCAATATCAAGGTAAAACTGGTTGCAGACGGTATTGTACATGAGTTTGAGATTGACTTGGGTTTCACAAATAAAATCTGAAAATATGGCATTGTTAGGAACATTAATCAACAAGTTCGGAAAAATAGCCGGATGGAACAGCGTCAAGGTTGTCATGCTCGGTCGTCAGGTAGAGGGTATCACAGCCCTTTCCTACAAAGACAGCAAAGAGAAAGACAACATCTACGGTGCCGGTGAATTTCCTGTCGGTCGCGGTGAGGGGAATTACAAGGCTGAAGCATCGATCACCCTTCTGAAAGAAGAAGTGAACGCCTTGCAACTGACACTCGGTTCGGGAAAGCGTCTCACGGATATCGAGCCGTTCGACATTCCGGTCATGTATGAGTATAAAGGGCTTGTCATGAAGGACGTAATCCGGAACGTCGAATTCACGGACAATGGCGTGGACGTTAAACAGGGTGATAAAAGCATTGCCACACAATTCACCCTTCTTCCCAGCCATATCGACTGGAATGTGGCAATGTAGTTTAATAACCGTTTAAAAGACTTTTAAAATGAAAGAAGAAGAAATGAAAATCAAGGCTGGAAAGCCTTACGAGGAACTGACAACGGAGGAAAAGGCTTTGATTGTCGATTTCACAGAGGAAGAGCATACGGAACTGAAACTGAAATACGGAAAACGCCTGAAGCATGTCACCGTACAGGTGGACGAGGATGAACGTTACGACTACCTGATCGTCCGCCCGAAAAAAAACATCCTGCTGGCTATGGCAAAGAAAAAGGATGATCTTGAAGAAGCAAATGACATCCTGATCCGGAACTGCGTGGCGGCTGGCAATATGGAGGCGTTGGAAGATTCTACCGTCTATACTTCAGTCCTGACCGCCATCGGACAACTGATTGCCGGACAGGCGGCTTTTATCAGCAAAGCATAGAGGAATATTCATCAGCGTTCGGTCTTGTCGAGGGAATAGATGCCATCCTGAAAAAAGTATATGGCTTCGACATCCCGGACAAACTGGACGAAGATGAATGGCTCCGGCTCTATGCCGAATACCGCATGTTGCGGAAAACGGAGTTGGAAGAATTTGAAATAGTAATGCACAATGCATTCGCTAAAGTTGTAAACCGATTATTCTCAAAAGACAATGCAAGTGACTCAATGGATATTGGAACTGGTTGACAGGATCACGTCTCCGCTACATGCGGCAACCGATGCAGCCGAAGAAGCTACACGGGTAATCGACGACACGGAGGAAGTGGTTGAACGTCTTGGGGAGACATCGGGAAAAACAGCCGGAAAACTGGAAGGGCTGGGAAAGGGAATGTTCTTTCTCAACCAGCTGAAGGAAGGTGTTGACAATATCCGTGATTCCTTTAACGACGCCATCGAACCGGGCGTCCGGTTTGAAACTGCCGTTGCCGAAATGTCCGGTATCACCAACATGGAGGGGAAGGAACTGGACGTTCTCGCCACCAAAGCCCGTAACACGGCAAAAGCGTTCGGTGTCGATGCGTCAAATGCTATGGTCGTTTATAAGGACTTGCTTTCAAAGATTACTCCGGAACTGAAAAAAGCACCGGACGCGCTCGAAATCATGTCGAATAATGTAAT